GATTTGTGGATTAGTAAGAGATTCAGGACTGTTTGGTCAAATTGAACCGACGTCTGTGACTCAACAAGCGGCATCCATAGTACTGTCTAGAAAAACGTCAGAATGCATAATGTTAAATGCTCTAGCAAATACAATAGGTTCCGCTCCGGGATCTGCAACGACAGGAGTCACAAAAAACACGACAAAACCAGAAGGATACTCGCACGTGCAGGCAGTTCCTGCGGATAAGGCACCTCCTCATCCAAAATTGCCTGAAACAGAAAAAGAAATCTTAGAATACTACCCAGCAAAAAACACAGGTATTGCTCTTCTTGAAGGTCTAAGCGATGAACCAGCAATTAGAAGCGCGCAAATACTATCTTTGGTTGCGCAAGGTAAAGCAGCGATGCCTAGAGCAACAATAGAGACTACAATAGGAAACAGCATAGTTGCAAGAATACAAGTTTCTTCTAGAGTCATGACGATTGAAGGTGTACGAGTTAGCGTCAATCAAAAAGATCTACAACATATTGCAGACTATTACGGCGGTCACATAATGACTCGCAGGTTAACTGAGATTATCAACTCGCAAGCAGACGTTTGGATAGAACCTCAGCCTCAAGAAGAATATCCTAAAGATCTTACCATGGGAAGATTAATTAGAATGTTCGATTATGACAAGGTTGTTAATCATGCTCTAACATTAGGAAAAGGCGAAATATTTGACAATACGGGTGGAGGAAAAAGATTCGTCGGTAGAGCATTTGGAAATGCCACAGAGCCTAAAACTGGAAACTTATACGCAAACGAAGGAAAAGATTGGATACTAGATACTAGCTTGTTTTTGCAAGGAAAAAATCCAAAAACAGGATATAATTGGAAGAACACATCCACAAATCATGGATGGTATAGAAATAAAAACCCATTACCTTCGCTCGGAATAATAGGCGATCCCATCCAGTTTGTGGGTCATCAACACGATATGTTTCATACCGATTACTCACAATTAGCAAGAATCGTCTTTGCAGTTATTGAAATAAGCAAAGATGGAGGAGTAACATTCGAACAGGAATTATACTCTAACATTCTTAAGAACTCTGAACTAAGAGGCCTCGTGACAGATGAAAAGGGATTTATCGGAGACAGACACCCGGGAGTTCCAATCGTGATGAAGAACGTTCTAGACAAGGACGCATACTCTTTCGTGTAAAAAGATCATCATTTTGGTCGCTGTAACGTACTCTTACGATATTTAACGTTGTCATACATGGGTACGTATAACTTCAAGAGTTCAGGCAAAAATGCCCAACAGCTAAACATCGAAGCGTTGACCCGGTCAGCTCTACCAGTCGGGATTCGTACTCCTTTAAGATTGGACGATAAGAATCTTTTCGCAATGCACTTCAACATTGCAGACCAAGTTCATGATAATTTACGAAACTTGTTGCTGACTAATTGGGGTGAGCGAGTAGGATTGTATGACTTTGGTGCAAACCTGCAAGAATTGACGACTGAGTTATCTAACATCGATGCATTCGATGAAGAGGCAATCAACAGGATTAGAAGCGCAGTCAACAAGTGGATGCCGTTTGTCGGATTGAACGATTTCGTTTCTGAGATTGATAATGAAAGAAACACCAGCACAGGAATAGTCAAGATCACGATAACGTACAGCATCGCTCAGCTAGGCATAGAAAATAAAGCGTTACAGATAAAGCTATATGTAATATGATAATGGTGACCAAATGGCAACAGAATTAAAACAGTTTAGGACTAGATCATATCTGGCTAGGGATTTTGATGCCTTTCGGGCACAGTTATTGCAGTACGCTACCTTGTATTATCCGGACAGGATACAAGATTTTTCTGAAACATCTCTTGGAGGAGTATTCTTAGATCTTGCAGCGTATGCCGGCGATGTCATGTCGTTCTATTTGGATCATCAATACTCTGAGCTTGATCCAACAACGGCAGTAGAAACATCTAATATAGAAAAACTTATACGATCATCTGGCGTTCAAATAGTCGGTGCTTCTCCAGCTCTCGCAGATGTCACCATCTACATAGAGGTACCTGCTGTCACAATTAGTAACACGATAGTTCCATCCCCTAGCGCATTGCCTATCGTCAAGTCTAATTCTATTTTTTTGGCAACGAATGGAGTAAAGTTCAACCTGCTGAGTGACGTAGACTTCTCAAAAAAGAAATCAGATGGAACGTACGCTGCAAACATACAGATCGGCATCTTGAACCAAGACGGTTCACCAGCAACGTTCATAATGTCGCTTGTTGGAACTTGCGTTTCAGGAACTGAAACAACAGAGACTTTTACTTTCGGTCAATTCACGCCGTTTAAGACATTTACATTAACGCAGCCCAACGTCACAGACATTCTATCTGTCATTGACGATCAAGGTAACACTTATTACCAAGTAAGCTCTATGACTGATGATGTTGTGTACAGGAACGTGCTGAACCTAGCTAGAGACTCTGAAGAAATATCTGAAGCGTTGAAGGTCGTCCCGGCTCCTTATAGGTTTGTGACCGTCAATGATCTTGCGACTAGATCAACGACTCTTATTTTCGGAGCAGGAAACGATGCTAATATTGAAAATGACGCTGTTCCTGATCCTTCAGACTTTGCAGTGTCGCTTCCTTATTCAAAGACATTTTCAAGAACGTCGATCAACCCATTGCAACTATTGAATACGAGAACTTTAGGAATATATGCCGCAAATTCTCAGGTCACTGTAACGTACCGATACGGTGGCGGATTAAACCACAATGCATCCCCAGAGACAATAAATTCAATAAACCAGTTATCGATAGAGTTTCCTCTAAATCCTACATTCGACGTGATAACATTCGTAAGAAGTAAGCTATCCGTCTCCAATCAAAAGCAAGCGTCTGGTGGAGAAGATGCTCCTTCCGTCGATCAATTGAAGGCCTTGATACCTTCTGCACGAAATGCACAAGAGAGAATAGTGACAAGAGAAGACCTCCTAGCAAGAGTCTATTCCATACCGTCAAACTTTGGTAGGGTGTTTAGGGCTGCGGTCAGATCAAACCCGACGAATCCATTGTCGACTCAATTGTTCATCGTTTCAAGAACTCCTAACTCTACGTTGATCAACTCTGCAGACACGCTGAAAGAAAACCTAAAGAAGTACCTAACTCCGTATCGTCTAATCAGCGATGCGATAGACATACTAGATGCTTACATCGTGAATCTTTCATTGCTCTTTGAAGTCGTGATTGACCCTTCATTAAACAGACAAATCGTGTTGCAAAATGCATTGAGCGCACTCAATACCCAATTAGATGTAACGAATTTTTCAATCGATCAACCTATCGTTATATCTGACATACAGAACACTATCTACACGACTCAAGGCGTTCTATCTGTGACCAATCTTGAGTTTAGAAACTACTCAGGCATAGTCAACAATCGACAATACAGCGACGTAACTTTTGACGTTAAGAGCAACATCCGAAAAGGCATATTGTACCCACCTCCTGGAGGGATATTTGAGTTTAAATTTCCTGATAGCGACATAATTGGAAGGACATCGATGTAAAATGTACAGAGTTCTAAAGGCAGACAAGGACACATACATCACGAATCGATTCATTAGAATCGCTGGTTCAGGGTCTTTCCGCACAGGTTCCAACGTCGGATCAGCTGGATCGTTGGATCTGTTTAAACTGTACGGTGCATCAACTGATCAAGTCACTGATGAAGCAAATATAGAGCTATCGAGGTTGCTGATTCATTTCAATCTTCAACCCTTGAAGGATCTGATCTCTAAAGGTAAGTTAAACACCAATAAGACCAATTTTAATTGCTCTTTAAAAATGTTTGACGTATACGGAGGACAAACTACCCCTTCTAATTTTGATGTTTCATTGTTTCCTCTATCAAGATCATTTGATGAAGGATCCGGTAGAGACGTAGTCTACTATTCTGACTTTGATTCAGCAAATTTTATGACGTCTTCTTTTGGAAGCGGATCTTGGATACTATCAGGTTGCGGCCGCGGCGGCGGCGCGGAAGAGACGTGCGATTTTATAACTTCTTCTGCCGTTCTAGGAGGAACAAACCTCGAAAAAACCCAACATTTTTCAACTGGTGAAGAAGATCTAACTATAGACGTGACAAAAATTGTGTCTGCAACATTGGCAGGTGTGCTACCAGACAGTGGATTCAGATTATCCCTATCTTCAACACAAGAAAATGATCAATATTCTTACTTCGTCAAAAGATTTG